CACCTTTGTAAAACTGTGTTTTAATAGTTATATATTATTAAGGTGTTATAGTGATAAGTGTATATCGTATTTATAATTTATATTTTATTTTAAAGGAGAATTATCATGTTTAATCTTATTATGAAAGCAGATATCGTAACAAAATTTGCAGCACTTGTAGCTGCACTATTAACATCAATCATTTTAGTATTTATTGTTGGGATGACCGTTGACCCATTCTTTGGGTTGCGCTGGCTTTCTAACCTATTGACTCAATATATGAGTCAAGATGGCATGTTATCCATTATTATTACTCTACAAGTAGCAAAGTATTTTCTATTATTTTGGTTAGCATACCGCGTATTGATTATTGTACGTAATATTCAATATGCTGTAAAACCTTCTAAGAAAAGAAAAAATAAATAAGACAATAAATACCCGTAGGATTTCTATGATCCTACGGGTATAACTTGTTTATTTTTTTTATTTTTTATTAGATTTCTTAGCAGCTTTTTCTTCAGCTTCAGCTACTTTTTCTTCGGCGTCTTCTTTAACGTCTTCAGTTTTTGTTTCAGGACCTTTAGGATCTTCTTCTGTAGTTTCTTCAGTAGTTGTTTCTGTTTCAGGTTTAACTTCTGGTTCAGTTACAGGTTCTTTGTCTTCCTTAGGTTCAGATTTAGTTTCTTTTTTACCAGATTTTTTAGTTGTTGGTTCTTTTTCTTCTTTAGGTTCTTCAGTAACTTCTTCATTGTAGTTAGTGAAGTCTAAAATACGAGTTCTACCATCTTCAAGAATTTCTTCAACAACACCATGTTGAATGATACATTCGAAGATTTCTTCTGCTTCCAACATTTCTCTGTGGATAGCACGAACTAATTTATTACGTAGTCGAATAGGACGACGGCAAGTTACATTTACAAGTTTAGCCATTGATATTTCCTCCTAGATAGATTCAATTAATTCATCTTCAGAAGTAAGAACAGATTCGATCAAAGCATCATCGATCAAATGATAAGCTTCAGTTAATTCGATATCATCTTCAACTTCTTCAGCGATTTCTTCACTGTCTTTTTCATGTTGTTGGTCGATGTCGGACATCAATTCAATTTCAGCAGCTTCATCTTCATCTTCTGCTTCGATATCAATTTCTTCATCTTCTAGACCTTCAACGGAGTCAATATCGTCATTATCTTCGTCGTCATCTAATTCTAATTCATCAGAAGCATCAACGATAGCATCGATAGTTTCATCCATATCTGCATCATTTACGTCATCAGTTGCAATTACATCTTCAACTGTAGCGGCAGTATCTTCTAGATCTTGATGGATAGTTTTGTTATCATCCATTTCAATATCCTCCTTTAGTAATCAAGTTCATTATATTCATTATCATCAACCAAATCATCTAGATCATCACTAGACATGGTTGCTAAGAATATACCTTCATCATCAACAATATCATCGCTTGCCATATCAGCATCAATGGCATCGATAATATCTCGTTTTGCAATCATAGTATCTAAAAATCCGTTCTCGTCAATCATGACATTGAACGCATCTTCGTTATCAATTTGCTCTTTGAAATAATTATCGAGTTCGTTCATTTAGAGTACCTCCATATAGATTACTGATATGTTAACGAGATAGGTTTTTCATTATATTCTTAACCTGTTCTTCTAGGATAAATATAATCACAGGAATGTAGTAGAATATAATATTTGCTGGTAATGAATAATTGAATTCTTCTAAAGATTTTAGTAAGAATTCATCATATCTATTTAACTTATCTTGGTTATCATTAAAGTAATCTATGATAATATTCTTAAAGTAATATGGATCACTTGTTTCATATCTTTCATTATCTCTAATTCGCATCACTGTATCATCATCAAAAGATGGAACTACCCAGTTATCACCAGGTTTATATTGGTGGAAGATATAGTAATAATCTTCTATATTATAATATAAGATAGAAGTCTTATCTTCAATCTTCATACCATAACAAGATGGATTATTAATACAAGATCTATCTTTTCGTTCTAATGAATGGAAAAGAGTTCTAGAGTAATCTAAAGCAAAAGATTCTTTAACTGCAAGCTGATGAGCAATTTGCATGAATGGTATACTCAAAGTATTCATTAAATCATTTCGCTTAATAAACTCAATCATATAACTATCATAGAAATTATGATTATCATAAGAGAATATGAAAGTCTGAGTCTTATTAGAGTAAAATAATGAACGATAGTATGTAATCATATCTGTACAGATATTTTCTAATCGTTTAATATAAGCATGGTCATCATCTTTAATAACTAAAGATAGATTTGTGCCAATATTAGTTGTATCCATTGTATATGATCCAACTACTAAGGATTCGATATCTGTATTATCACCATCATGGGAGCTTAAACGATAAGAAATCTTATACATATTAACTCCAGTTGGCAATGTATCTAAAGTAACACCTGTAACTTTAAATAGGTATTCTTCATCTGTATGATTGATTATAAAATAATCTTGTGGATATGGTTTAAATGCATTTGGAAGGACATATGCATCGCCTTCAATGGAATCTGATTCAATACCATAATCACCAGACTCTAATTGGACTTGAATCTTATCTAATCCAAATAGAACTGTATCTTTAATTTTATTATATCTTAATGGAGAATCTCCATCAGTATAGCTATATGCTTGATCAGTGCCTTCATCCAATGTACTTTCTGCAGTATTAATATTGAAGTAAGTACAAATTGTAGGCGGTTTATCTGTAAATGTATAGAACGTATTATCCAATCTATCTTTCTTAGAGTCTAAGATAGAATTAATTGTCCCAACATAGGTAGTATCTAGGAATTTTCCCATATGTTACCTCCTTTATTAATGAGATGTTTAAGAAAAAAAAATAAAGTGAGCGGATGAGGTTTATCCCCATCCGCATCATAATATTTGTCTTACAGAATCTTTAATTTTATCTAATGGTACACCATAATCTTTTTCTCCAGATTCATTTCTATGGAAATATATAGAAGATCCTCTAAAGAATTGGATATTATTATTTATGAAGAACTCAGATTGTCTCATAGATATATCACCAGCATCATCATTATCAAAGTATAAATGTAAATCCATATTCATAATTCCTCTAGAGAGAATCAATGAAATTACATTTGGATATTTGTTTCCTGATGCGGCCATATATATCCCATTAGCTCCATATGATAAGTTTGTAAATACTGAAAGAATATCAAATTGTCCTTCAGTAATATTAACCAAAACCTTATCGGTTGTTATAGGAATTTGAGCCGGAATAGAATACGTTTTAGTAAAATTATTCTCTGATAACTTTACGATTAAATATCGGAATTTCTTATCGACTGGTTTAATACATCGCATAATTAGCGCTGTATTATTAATCGAGAGGAAACCCACATACTCACGTTGAATTCGCTCATAATCAGATTCTGTCGCTCCCAGAACCTGCATAATCTGGCGTCTGAAGAACGTAAAATCAAATATAATCTTAAGTTCTAATAAATACCATACTGGTAAAACTACACCAAGTCTAGAATTTACATAATCTACCTTTTCTTGATAGATTCTATCATCTAAGACAAAATCTTTATACTTTATTATTCTTTCATCAGTAGAAATAGAAGAGTAAGCTTTTGGCTTACTCTTCAACATCTTCTTATTATATTCTTCTATCTCAGATATCAAAGATATATCTTTTATCTTTAATAATTCTAAGAAGTTTCTATTTACTAACCCACCTGCTTCACATTTAAAGCAATTATACATAATAGGTTTATCTTTAGATACACCTATATACATATGCTTCTTTCCAGGTGATGATGTATGTCCGCAATACGGACATCTTAAAACTATTTCTTTTTTACCAGCCGCAAATTGCGAATCTGGAATTGCAGATTTTAATCTGTCCGCTATATTCATTAAAATACCTATGCTTTAAAGAAGTATATATTGGAATATTCAATAATCTTAGCTTTGATCACTTCATCTCTAGCTTCAGCATGTAAGAATTGTAATCCTTTTAAGATAGAATATTCATTACAAGTAAAGATATTCATCAGATATCCTAAAGGACGTCCTTCAATTAATACCATATAGAATAATTCTTGGTAATTGATTGTTTTACGACCAGTAAAATTTATTTCTCTACCAATACTACTAGTAAATTTAATATCTTTATCATTGATATTTGTAATAATATTAGTAGGGGTTGTGATTGGAGCAACAACTATATCTTCTTCATTAGATTTTGAAGTATCATTATATTTTTTGTCGATGATATTACATTCTGCATCAAGAATATATCCTACAATTTGATTTGGACTAAGCTCTGGATATTTTTCTTGAATTTTAGCTAAATTATGGTGTTTATTAAATTCTTTTTTAACTTCAATATTATATTCTTTCATCGTGTTTACTCCTATAAAATTAAACCATTTGTCTCTTTTCATTTTCATTAGTAACAGCTAATCTTAAAGAAAAGAAAGGCAATTTACATCCAGCTTCGCTTAAACTTTTGAATTCGGTCTCTTTTAATATGAATTTAGTTTTATATGAATGCCTTACATCTTTATATTTCTTAATAAACTGATCTAAATCTGTATATACATTCGGTAACTTGTTTACCATCTTTATCAGACTAACAACAGGTTCACGTCTAACTTTAATATTTTTTAACTTATTTTCTTTAATAAAATTATTGATAATATTAATTAACTCATCGGCTGTAATATTTTTATTGCCTAAAATTTTTTCTAATAAAATATCTTGCATTTTTAAAGTATAATCTAAATCATACTTTGTATTATTAAATATTTTTTTATGATGGGCAAATATATGAATACTTTTATTTAGAGAATTCTCATCTTCAAAGTTATTTAATATACGACAAACACGGATATTTTTTCTTACATATTCTAAAATTTTATCATAATTAAAATATCTATATAGTGGATTATTAAATATATGATATTTTTTATGATTATTACATTCAGCTAGAGCTACACTTGGCATGAGATTAATATTTTTACTATATGAAGAACCATCTCCACAAATAATTCTATTATAAGCATTAGTTAAAATTTCAAAACTTTCTCTAGATGAGAATAATTTATTAATTATTTTATCATCATTGATATTTAAATAGATATTATTTCTTTTGATGTAATCAAAATTAATAATATCATTCTCTGTCACATTCTTTAATAATTTTTCCATTTATACATTACTCCCATAGCATTCAAATTATTTATTATGATTTTTATCATTAAAAATAGATGATCTTAATGAGAAGAACGGTAATGAATTCTTAATATGATTATTATTTATATCGTCACCTATTAGACTATATAGAAATTCATATCGTTCACAGACTGGACTAGTAGTGTATAATCTAACAAATTTGTCAAGTTCTTTGTATATATTAGGATATTTATTAACTTTATCTATTAAATTTTTAATAGCACTTAATCTAGGAGTGCTATAAGTTAGATTATTTTTATTAGCAAAATCTTTAATACTTTCTACTAAGCTATCTACTGTAACATTTTTATTATTTAATATTATATCTTGCACCAAATACTTTACTACTAATTGCAAAAATAGATATATTCCTGCCCATATTATTGTCATTCTCGAACTTGCTTAATGTATGATAAATCTTTATGTGTTTATTTGCATATTCTAAAATTTTATTATTATTAAACTTATGTATAGCATCAGATGGATTTAGATTAATAATATCTATATAAGTAAAATCAGAATTAATATGTTTATCTATTCTCTCATATGCCATATGTAAAATATCATAACTTAATCTTGATGAAAATATTTTAGTGATTATTTTATTTTTGCCCTTTAAAGATACCCTATTTCTTTTAATAAAATCAAAATTGATAATGTCTGTTTCTGTTACATTTTTCAATAGTCTTTCCATTATGAAAACCTCCTATAAAATAAAATTAAAAAATTTATTTATTATAAAAACTATATTACCTCCAATATATAAAATTTAGGAGATGAGTTTAATACTCATCTCCTTAAAAAATTATTTATCTAATTTAGATACGCGTTTGGTTAGTACTTCATAGTAACCAGTCATATAATGTAACTGCTCAGCTAGTAGATCAAAGTCTTCGCATTCTTTATTTTCATTTAAGAATTTGATCAATCGTTCTACTTTTTCACCAAGTTCTTTACGTTCTTCAATTAGTCTTGTTTTCCAATCTTCCATTTTAATTTTCCTTTCTTATAATAAGAATCAATATCTATAATTATAATATATATATATCTTTTAGTTTTTACAAATATTTATTTTACCAAATCTATCAATATTAATAATTTCTCCAATCTCCAATGTAGGAATATCACAATGACATACTTCCATAGATTTTTGGATTGCCTCACTACATTTTAAAGGAACTCTATTAAAGTAATCATAACTAGGATAATTATAATACATCCAAGGTATAGAGTCCATATTCTCGTTAGGTAGAAAGATTTCAGAAATTCTTGAGGATAAAAGTTCACCATCAAAACTAAGTTCTGTATCTATACTGGTGACTTTAAACATAGCTTTTCCATCTCTCGTTATAAATTCCTTCTTTTCATTTATAATAAATATGCAATCTAAAAACCTTCTAATTTGCACATCCATATCTTCAAATGCTAACAATTTCAAAGTATCTAAAAGCATTTTAATATATCTTTCTATCACAAAGACGAACTACTTCTATTCTACCAAATCTATCAATATTAATATAATCCCCGAATGCAAGTTTAGGAATATCACAACTGCATACCTCCATAGATTTCTGAATTGCTTCACCACATCTTAGAGGAACTTTATTGAAATAATTATAGCTAGGGTATTTATCGCATAACTGATTAGGTATAAGAATTACTTTTATATTAGGCATAATGTTTTCAGAAATTCTTGATGATAAAAGTTCACCATCTAAATTAATTTCTGTATCTATGCACGTGGATTTATACATACTTTTTCCATTTTTATGTATTAATTCCAACTTTTCATTTCTAATACATATACAATCATAGACTTTCTTAATTTGTACATCCATATTTTCGAATGCTAATAGTTTCAGAATATCTAAAATCATTTCGTTCTACCTCACACTAATAACGAAATTTATTTACACTACCATATCTATCAATAATAAAAGAATCTCTTGGTGTCAATGTAGGAATAATAATGATAGCATATACTTCCATGGATCTTTGAATTATTTCACTACATTTTAGAGGTACTTTGTTGAAATAATTGTAACTAGGATATTTATCACATATAGCAGTAACTTTATTGCTATAACTTTCAGTTATATCTGATTTTATAATTTCACCATCATTGCTAATCTCTGTATTGATAGCGGTAGTTTTAAAACCATTTTTTCCATTTTCGATCACTTGTTCTGTCTTACTATTTGTAATACATATATGATCATTACACTTACTAATTTTTACATCCATACCTTCGAATGCTAACAATTTTAAAGTGTCTAAAAGCATATTTTATGCCTCCTGATAAATAAATAGAATACGATAGGAGTTCAACTCCTATCGTATATCATATTTTTTATTATAATATTTACTTCGCATGAATTTAATCATATCAGTAAATGCATCTCTTGCTTCACGATTGAAGTTATCGACATTTTTATATTTACCAGTCTTTTTACTTTGAGTCATAATATTATCAGTATCATCTAAGATATAAACTTTATCACCTTCACCTAAGTCGGCATAATAAAATTTATCTTTATTAATACCAAATCTATAACCAGTAAATTCAGATCGGAAATTTTGTCTATTCGATAAGATCAATGAAGAGATGATTGAATAATACCCAATTAGTTTCATTGTTTTCTTTATCCTCTAAGAATATTAACTATCTGATTTATCATATGGTAATACTAATGTAAGTATTGCAGTAATACGATGAGCTATAACATCTTTTACTTTTGAATCTTCAACTTCATTATATAACTTATGTAAGAATAATAATATGTATTGAATCGATTCATTATCATCTAAATCTATAGCTTTTTCAATATCATCAAGTTTATCATATACGATAATAAGAGACAATAATGAAGATACATCGCATTCAAATGGTTTTGGTCTATTTGATGGAAACTTTAATATCTTTTCAGATTTATTATTATCCGTAGTCTTATTAAAAGTTTCTTCAAATAAACATTTAGTAACTTCATCTACACTAATACCTAGAAGTTCAGCAATTTCTTCATAAGATTTCTTTCTATTATAATATAGATGTCTGATTCTTCCGTTCATTGCATCCATTTATATCACGCCTATCTATTATTAATCAAACTAGCATAAATTAAGAACTCTTCATTCAATAGCTCTTGTTGTGGTACAAATGGTAAACCAGTATTTTCTTTATTTTCAAAATCAATGATTTGGAATTTAGAAGATACAATAGTAGCCAACATAGCTATCAAAAGATTAGTAATCTTTTCATTATGATAAATAGCAGCAACTGCTTCATATGTACTAGAAGAAGTGATCTTTTGAAGTTCCTTCTTGTTCATATTTACACGTTTGATTACTTTAACAAACTTACCAGATAGAATTGCTTCCATCGTATGGAGATTATTTGCTGCAAGTATTCTCTTAGCTGCAATGATAAGTTTAATATAACTTGTTAGGTCAATAGATCCTAAAGCAGATGGATCACCAAACCATTTATAGAATAGATAGCATACTAATATCTTTTGATGTGGAACTATTGGAGACTTACGTCCTTTAGATAATTCTACTTTATAGTACTCTATTTCTTCTTTGGAGAATGGACCAAATCTTTCTTCAATTTGTTTCATAGTAGAATGGAAATTTACTTGATTATGCATAAGCAATGCTTCATTCTTCTTAGAAAGATGAGATTCAAACTTATCAAATTCTGAATTATCATCGTCATCGTCACCTTCATTACGGTCAGATGATAATTGGTTGAAGGAATATTCATATTTAGCCCTAATGATCTTATTAGTGATATTGCCTTTAATAGATACATAGATCAAGTTTAGAATATTCATTTCATAAATAGCTTTAGGGATAATCTGACTAATAATAGCCCATACAATTTCAATATTGTATGTAAACTTATTCTTAGAACGGATATATTGTTTATCCCAAGAACCGCTGTTCTTAGACATATCTTGAATGATACGGCTATTTGCAGTTTCAGATAATTTAGTCAAGATATCAATATCTGGATGCATATCAATAATAAGAATTTCATAGAATTCCATTAAATAAGCATCGATGTTTTGAATCTTCTTCATATATGCATAATGTGTCAATAATGGAATTAGAATGATTTGAAATAGACCAATTTCCATCAATGCACTTAGATGACGATTACTGTATTGAAGTACATTACCATCTTTCTTATTACGTTTAATATGAATAATGAAATTATCTTCATTCATAGCTTTAACTTTACGAGCAAATGTACTAAACAAAATATCTCGTTTAATATCAGCCATGAATTGTTGTTTTGTATATAATCCAGCATCATCAGTATCAATCATAAACTTCATACGAGCATAGATTGCTAGCAACTCATGATCAGGATCATAGTATTTTTCAAAATAATTCAAATATTGTGTAAAGTGGTCTACTTTCTCTTCAGATGAGTAGCATTTCTTTACACTTAGAATGAATGAATCAAACATGAGCATGTCTTCATCATCATTAGTTAAAATTTTAGCCAAAGGGGCCATAATTTGTTTGCCCCTAAGGCCTCTAAATATAATATCTTCTGGATTTGGTACCCATCTATCTACAGGTGGAATAGCATTCGCATCAGATATGCTTAAAGTATAATTTTTAACTTCTGGAGTTCTAATAGAATAATCTCTGTCTAATTCCTCTCCTGGAGTTATTTCACGTCTTACAGCTTTACTTGTTAAAGCTTCAGTTAATTGCATCGTACACCTCCGATAAAACTACACATATTCTAAATTATAATATATAATCTATTTACGTTTTGTAGTTTTAGTCGTGCGAGTAACCCTAATATTATTAGATTTCTTTTGTTTACTTTGAGTAGTTGCAGTTCTTTTGATAGCTTTAGTGGTCTTTGTTTGTTTTATATTACCGCCGCTATCATGACGTTTACGTTCAAGTCTATGCTTAAACATAGGATCTACTTTACGTAGATGACTTTCTGCTTCTTCACGCTCAATAGCTTTTACATCAGACTTAGTTACTAGTTTTAAGAAGTCATCTTTTCTATTAATTTTAAGATTAGATGCTTCATAGTAATGCTTTTCTATATAACCATGCTGTTTTATATATAAGAAACCAAAGTAAAGAATCTTAGCAAAGTTTACAACGCCAAATGGGTTTCTTTCTTTTGGTTTTTGTTTTATTACTTCAGTAGAAAGTTTATTTTCTAATTCTTCTACTAATAAACCATATTCGATATATGTATGAGCATAAGTATATGTAAATGCTGGGTCATTGGAGAAGAATCTAACTTCATAATTTTTAAGATCTTTGGCGTGTTTAGTATCTCCACTTTTAGGGATAAACTTAAACACTACTTCATATGTAAAATTTGGTACAACTTCAGATGGTACCCTTAAAAGGATAAAATAATTATCTCCATCGGTGTAAAAGTTATGGTCAATTTTACCATTAACTCTAAGCATAACTTTTTCAAATCGTTGCTTATAGTTTTCTGCTAATAATTGAGATCCCATTACATTGCCTTTACCTGCAGGAGATCTTCCATATTCTTCTAAAGTTAAATGTAATTTTGTAACCATTTAATTCTCCTTAGAGTGAGGTCTTGCAGAGTAGACCTTTTATGGCCTACTCTTACAAGATTGCTCTGGACAATTATTTTATATAGATATTATGGGCAGGAGTTTGACATAGGAATTGTTTAGTAGTTACTAACATACCTACAACTTTACCCACAATTTCTAACACAGTGATATCAGAACGGATAGAAGATAATACCAAGGAATCAGTTTTCTTAGTACGTAAGTTTACCGGGATTCCTTTAGAGTTTGTTTCTTCTACCATAGCTTTAACTTCATCAGAAGCTTGAGCCATACATTCAGGGAGTTCATTTAAAGAACTACCATACAATTTAGAAATCAAATCTAAATAAGAATTATAGAATAACTGAGCGATTGTTTTGTAATCACCAGTTGTATTTTCATCAGATAATACTTCTTTGATTGCTAATAGACCTTGTACGTTTGCACCCCAACCATAACCATGTTCAGCAGCAGACATGCAGTTAAGAACAGCATCTTCAGCAGCATCGAAACGATTATCACGTTCTTCTGGAGTAGCACCACCAATATATAAGTCTACCATATTAGCTTTCATGCTATGAACACGACGGCGAAGATTACCAATACCAGACATATCTTTACCATCTTGCTTAGCTTGAGCTAGTTGCATTTCCAAGTTATTCAAGATAGATTTATAGAAATCGGAGAATTCAGTAGTTCCTTCTTTATACATGTTTTTAGGATTGATTACCTTGGTTTTGTTATAACCAGCAACCACCGCATCAGCATACCCGCACCATTCTTGAATAGTTTCTTCTGTAGGTGCATCACCATTTTCTTGGTCTTTCACTTGTTGTTCTAAGTTTCTATATTTGCGAATAGTCTTAGCATCACAAAGGTTAGCCAAGTCCATCATGATTTCAGCTTGATGAATATCAGATACTAAACAGAATGGAATATTAATACCGCTAGCTTTAGCATTGATCATTGTCTTAGTTAATGGATCCATAACTGTAGCTACATCAGCAGAAACTTTAGGACAAAGAATAACAGTAGGAATCAATTTAGTTCTAGCTTTTAATGGTTCAAATATATTATGGTAAAGGATAGCACTTAAGAAGCCAATCATTTCTGGAGTATCGATAGGATCTTCGAAGAAGTAAATACGTGGATGATTTACTTCTGCGGTAGATTCTGCTTCATTAGTTACATAAACTTTATCAGCATATCCGCTATTAAGAGTCATACCATCAAAGATTTTTACATAGTCTTTAGAGTCATTAGAGCGCTTAACGTCAATATATACATCTTGACCATTTTGCATATAAACATCAGCAATCAACTCTGCCATTTCTTCATTATTGTTTGTAGAAATTAGAGCAATCTTTTTGATGTCTTCATACGTTTCAATTTGTTTAGCATGAGAAAGAATACGATTAGATACATCTTTCACAAGACGATTAATCATATATTCAATTTCTGCTGGAGGCATTTTGAAATTATAAACACTAGCTTTATATGCTTCATCACTCAAGTTAGGTTCTTGACCAGTAGCAAAGCGTTTATATGCTAATTGAGATAATAAGATAGCACTAGTTGTACCATCGCCAACTTCTTTAACAACATGAGTTGTTAGATCTTCAAGTACTTCTCGAATACTCATTTCGATAATACCATTGAAGAAGATATGCTTAAGAATAGTATGACCATCTTTTGTAAATTTAGGCAATACATTTTCTTTTTTAATTTGAGTAGCAGAGCCGTATGGTCCAAAAGATGTTACTAAGGATTCCGCAATGATTTCCAATGCTTTCATTGATTGCTCACGTAAATCTTTTTGTGGTACAATATTAGAAAATACTTCCATTTCTAATCCCTTTCTATTTCAGCTAAATCTACATATGGATTACTTACATAAAAGAGATTATTATCAAAATCTTGATGATATTTCTCTTTAACTGCATATATACGTTTATCCATATCATAGTCGACATTAAAGCCATATTGTAAAACAAATATATGCTTACCAATAGGCTTAGGATCATAGTTATATAAGTTTTCAGGGTACTTTAGATATATCCCATCATATGAATCAAGATCTACATTTCTTTTATTATAAATACCTAAAGGAGTCTTAGCTCCATCTAAAGTACTTCTAACAATAGCTTCTTGATATTCATTATCTACCATTACATTAACTCTAAAGCTATTACCTTCCACTAAAAGCATATTAGAATAGAGTTTATGTATATCAGTATAGTATATATTAAGATAAAGTAAGTCTTTATACTTATCTTTAATTTCATTTAACAAATCATCTGCAGATGATTTATATTTATCTTCCAAGACTATGGATAAAGGATTTGGATCTTCTCTATCTCTTAATAGATAGCTGATCGTTATAGGATCCTCATCTAATATTCCCGGAATAAAGTATTTTGAATTTTTAAATTGAGACCTTAAGATATCGATAATTGATTTATCTGTATCAAATAAGGAATCATATTCAAATATAGGTCTTATACTTGCCATATAAAACTTCCTATAAAGACAAAAAAAAGAAGATAGAAAGCTTGTTTCTATCTTCTTTAGTTTTATTACATATCGTCTAAGCTTGCACGTTTGAATCCACCACTAGATTCAGACCCACCATAATTAGGATTACCAGACATACCAGTGCTTACACCAAGTTTGTCAGCAATTGCTTCAATATTAGCTAGCATAGAGCTATTTACATATTGAGCTGTTTCATGAACTGCATAAGCTTGAGCATTAGTCATAGATTTAGCATATTCTTCTAAAACTACAGCTAAGTCTTCTAAGTCCATATTTTTATAAGATTCGAAGTCTTTATCGCCATCGAATTTTTCCACGTCAAAGTTATGGACTGCAAAGTGGAAATCAGTACGGCAAATGAATAAGATTTCTTCTTCTACTGCAGAAAGATCTTTATTCAATTTACGAATACATACAACAGGTTGAGTTAGACCAAATTCAGAACCATCAGAGATAGTAATGAATGTTTGTGCACCTGTAGTGATACCAGTGGATTGAATTTCACCAGCCATAAACTTACGAATTTCTTTAGCTAAGATATTAGCTTTAGTATGCTTCAAATAAGCACTAACTTCATGCTCACGATCTGGCATTGGGTAATCTTGACCACTGACTACTTTAAGTGGAGCAATAGATAACTTGAGTGTACCTTGCCAGAAAGAGAAGCTCATAGAAGAACCACCATATTGACCAACATCTTTAGAATTAGTCATACGATAATTAGAGTAAACATTGATTGTTTTCTTTCCAGAGTTGGAAGAATTTCGATTAAAAACGCTTTGTCCAAGAGCCATTTGTTTATCCTCCTAAATATAAGAATATAATTATCAATATGTATTGATAGTAGTATTTTATTACATCCTAACGTGTTATTCTAGGATTGTAAAAGTATACTAATATGATAATATATTATTATTGTGAATATATGATGAGATTATTTATTGTATTAATTTAAGGAGGTATTTCATCATGAAATTTGTTAATGACGTAGCCGTACCAACAACTAAAATCGAAAAAGAAGTTATAGAAAATTTAAAATATAACTGCATTGAAAAGGATTCAATGTGTCCGTTATTCTTACCATTAGCAGATGAAAATATCTGTAATGGGACTGTAAGTTTTATTAATGAGATTTGTAGATTATACACTGAATCTGATTTCCACTGCGGTACTATTATTAGTTGGAAAGGTAGATGGGACGGTGCCGTTGAAATTAAAGTTCAATACGATGATGGACATATCCAAGAAGAAATTCTTGGAATTCCAAGCAATTTATATGTGTTAATTGCATACTATCGTGGTATCGGAAGACATCGTAAGGTTGCAATGGTATTAAGAAATGGAAATAAAAAAATTTAAGGAGGTATTTCATCATGAAAATGTATGTAGCACAATTTGGTAAAGATGGTATTAGAGATCTACGTCCGCGTGTTGACTATACACGTTATGAAGGATATGGTCTGGTTGACAGTGTTGACGGTGAGATAGCAGAGGGAGATGTTTTATACATCGGAGCTATTAGTAAAGGAATTACGGCTATCACTAAAGATTTGGAGTGGGCTAAGAAAAACGCGCTCCATATTGGTGATATTAGTAAAATTATTTACAAGAAGAATTCATTCTTACCTTATGAGGAGGTAGTCTAATGTATGTCGTATACGTTGGAGTTTTAAATCATTTTAGATGTGATAATATGGCCGAAGCCATAGGGATGCTTGAATATTATGGATATCAAACCGGTAAGATATATAAAGTTAAAGAAGGAGGTAGACTAGAACTAGTCTACTATTATCATAAATATTAAAAAAAAAGATTCCCCATGGAGTTGAACTCCATGGGGTCTTATATTATTTTTTTTTCTTAGGATTTAAATCTGGATAGTTGATATAAATTCTATTATAGTCAAAACGTAAAGTTTCTTTACGTGCTAATTCTTCACGAAGCTTTTCATACTTACTGTAAAGAATAGAGTATTTAGAACGTAATTTATCATCAAGGTCATCTTCTGATAATACACCATCGATGATAGATAAACGAGTATTGATAGAATGAAGCATAAGCAATGCATCATTCTCATCTTCTACGTTACGTAAACGTAGTTGATATTCATAGAGATCATTTTCATAATCTCTGACTGCACTATATCTGAAGGATTTCGATGTGTCCCTATATTTCTTCATAGCCCAGTCAATAGGACCTGCTTCTAGTAAAGAGTTGTCATCGATACGACTCAAAGCAGTAATTACACGTTCAATTTCACGTTTTACTAATCTAATAGAAGTATATTCTAAAGATTTACGTAATCCCTTGATTGTAATAATGCGGTTAGATAATACATCATTATACACAGATAAGCACCATGCAATAATAGTAGATGTATCTTTCTTACCGCCAGTTAGATAATTAATATATCCATGATCTTTAAGCTTCTTAATAGAAGTTTCAAGATCCATGCCAAATCCACAACTAATGAGGAAATCATCAGCAAGTAACGTACTATGATCTTTGAACATCACTGAAGTTATCTTCCAAATAAGATCTTTAAAGCCAAATGTCAATAATACTGCATAATTAATAGTGCTAGCTCTACGGATAGTGCTATTAGTTTTATCCAAGTATACATCAATTTCAGCTCTAGCAATATCTATAGCAGAAGATGAATTTACTAATGCTCCTACATCATGTAGGATTAAAGCTAAGATTTCTCTATTAGATAAGTTGAGGACTGGATCAAACAACTTAGAATCTAATTCCAAATAATACTTAGTAATTTTAGATTTATCTTGATGATCAGTATCATATGAGAATGGGTCATTTAAGATGATATCATAAATATCATTATCTTTAATGATAGGCATTACGCAGATACCGAAGAAAGCTTTATCTGTATTACGAGTATATAAAGCCACATTACAAGAAGAACCAGTGAAAAACATATTTAACTCATGAGCCAATTGTCTTAATAGTTCTGGGTCTTGGTTAGTGCGGAGTTGTTCAATAATAGATATACAATCATGAAAATCATAATTGTTCATATCTAATCCCCTTTCCTTTAAAGTCAAGGAAATGCCTAGGGTCTATAATGACCCTAGGCGTTTATTTCCTAGATTAGATTAAGGTTTTACATATTCAACTTTTTCTGGAGCTGTGATGTCTTTCTTAGCATCGTTTACTTTAGTGTAAGCAGAAGCATTTGGATAGCCACCAGCTGTACCAGCAGAAGTCATAGTATCAGGAATATATGTAGTGTAATCGTTCATGAGGTTACGTCCGATAGGATCAGTATTTTCATAACGAGTACGTAAACCAGTAGGGTTAATGATCTTAACACGACCTTGAACTGGTTGATAGCTTACCAATTTGAAACGTTCGAACGCATGAACTGCTGGCAATGCATAGTTTTGTGCGTTGCGAATTTCATTGGATAAGTACAATTGATAATCGTAAATGCAATAGATTACACGATCGCTATTACGAGGGTTTAACAAGATGATCAAGTTTTGGTTGTTGCGAAGTTTATCAGATGCAACGAAGTTGTAAACGCGTTTGTCGCTAGTTACAACTGTACGGTTGAAGTCTAATTCAACAGGGCCAATGGAACTTGGGGCTTGGTAAGTGTAAGTGGTAGGAGTGATCTTACGGATCAATGCAGGGTTACCAATTACAGAGATAGTAATGTTAGGGTCATTCAATACTTGGATCATTGTTTGAGCGTAGTTGTCCAAAGCATCCATGAATGTTTTGTGACGGTATTCTACTTGATCCAATGCATACCCTTCTGGTGGTGCGAAGTCAAATACTTCAGCGATTTTATTAGCCGCAGGCATAGTTTTGAAGTCGTTATCCAATTCTTTATGGATTTTGTCATCTTTCCATGTGCCTAAAGCCGTTTTGAACAAGGAAAGGATATTAGTCAATTGATCTTCATTATAAAGAGCTTGAATATCTTTTACTTCTTCAGGGCTGATTGGTGTATTGATTGGGAATGCATCAGGAATTTCCACGATGTTTGTTTGAGAATCCCAACGTACAGAGCAAGTATTAAGCATTGCAGAGGAAGTATCACGACGTACAGACAATACAACTTTAGTTACAGCTGGATCAGAGCAGTAAAGCATGAATTTATTGTCTTTCATGAAACCAGATAAAATGCCTTCCAAAGTTTTAGGAGTGCCTGCAGTTGCTTCGTAAGTAACGGAGAAACGAGTCATCATTTGACGATCGATTTCGCCATAGCTTGGATCGAAGCGGCATTCTTGAATAGGAAGAGCCACTTCAATTGCAGTACCAGTAGTGATTTCAGTTTGTTCAACTGGTTTCAATTGATGAGTTGCTGTATCTTCTTTCATCATACCAGCTTTAGGAACAGCAGATACGATTACATGAGTTACTGCAGATTCAATAGAGAAGTTATCAATGTTTGGTACAAGACCAGAAGCACCGAATACAGCTTTACGAATTTCAGTTTGTTTAGCGTCATCACCAGGGTTCAATGGCAAGCTAACTACTACGTCTTTAGTAGGAGCTGCAGATTGGATCGCATCAAACATTTCATTTTGTTGAGTGAACATGTCGATTTCGCGACCTTCTGGAGTAACCAACTTACGAATTTTCATTGTAAGTGTGAATTTAGGAGTTTTAGCAACTGCTTTGTTGATAGCGCCTTTATCGAAGACGTTGTTCATCAACAAGTTTTTGTGCAATGGGAATACAAGACCCATAACTGGATTGTATGCAGACAAAGCAGAGGATTCCAAGAACGCATTGCGGTCATTGTCGAATTGAGCTTCCATCATTGCCATATGGTCAGCATAACCATCTGGATTGCCTAATGCTGTATACTCTTCAGCATCAGCGGAATTTTCAGTAAAGAAATTTTTAACAGTTTGAACACTAGCTGGGTCCATCATAATACGACGCATGTCGGTAAAGAATTCGGAACCAGATTCGTGCTGAATGTCTTCAGCCATTTCACGAATAGCTGTAGCGTATTGGCGAGTAGCAGGAGTCACATAACCATGACCCATAACTACGTCAGCGCGAGATTCACCTACAACTGGCATAATCATTTTCTCCTTTCGGGATGTACAATTTATTTTTATTATATTAGGTATCTATAGGGACACCAAAATATTTACTATATTGTTATATCGCATAATTCTATACCATTTACTTTTTAACAGGTTCTTCTGGCGCTATAGACTCAATTAGAACTACAATTCTATCTAAACACCAAAGTGCATAGTAAAAGTCAGATTTATTTTCGATATATGTCTTAGTATGATAAGTTTTAGTGATATAATGTAAAGTCATATCGGCTAGTTTATCTAAAGCATTAGATACTCTACTGATAACTTGCATATTATCATTATTCTTCTTAATATACTCGACTTTTTGTTTAAAAGATTTAATTAGATTATAGAGTTCAGCAAACTTATCTTTCAATTCTTTATTTCTGATAGCTTTCTGTTCATCTGTCAAATCATCATAAATCTCATTTTCCAATCCTTGTAATGGATCAGAAGAATTACCGGTGTCTCCGTCAGTAGAGTCAGAGGAGTCTCCACCTCCACTGTCTAAAGAATCAATATCATCGCCACCATCAGATCCATCATCTGATAAATCATCAGGTTCCATGTCCCCAGAATCATCTCCAGATTCTAAATCGTCAGGTTCACTATCATCAGATAGATCATCTGGTTCATCACTAGAATCGGTATTATCTGGGGCATTGTTATCGTCTCCGCCTTCATCAGATAAGTCATCTGGCTCATCTACATCATCATTATCAGTAGATACATCATCGCCATCAATATCGTCTGAAGGGGCACCATCGCCTAGATCATCTGGTTCATCGCCAGACTCTAAGTCATCAGGTGTAGTATCATCATTATCGTCTAAAGGAATATCTTCGTCTTCATCTGGCTCACCATCAGATAAGTCTTCAGGTTCATCATCGCCATTAGGATCATCTTCCCCTAGATCTTCTGGTTCATTATCATCATCAACCCCATCACCGTCTGCATCAGGATCGCCATCAGTTAAATCTTCTGGTTGATCATCAGGATCTGCGTCGGAGTCTAATGGATTATCAACGACAACTGGAGGAGGAGTTTCCTCCTCTTCCTTTTTATCATCTTTTTTCTTTTTTTTATCTTTATCATCATCTGCTTCGGTAAATACCGCAGATGTTAAAAGAGAATCTACATATTCAGAAAAATTCATCTATATTATCTCCTTTATTAGTCATCATCACGGTTACTATTACCAGAGACGTGTTCACCATGTTTGAATGTCATATTATAAGCAAGTCTTGCTCTTTGACCTTCAAGACGTTTCTTAATTTTTAACAATTCACGTTGTTTTTCTAATTGATTATCATCTTCAGCTTTCTTAAGATATCTCTTAGTCATTTCTAATTCAATATCAATTTCTTCAAGAACTTTTCTACGTTCCTTAGATTGAGCTTTCATAGACATGCCTAGATAACCTAAGATAACAACAACAGATAATGCAGGGTTGATTAATGCAGCAATACCACTAGTGATAGCCAATTTAACAATACGACTAGCCTTAGGGAGGATATTACCAGCAATAACTGCTTCTCTGTTTTCAGATTCAAATTCTTTATTATCAATAATACGTTTTAATTGATCCATTTGAGCATCAAATTGACGGCTAATATTGACAACGCTGTCATCTAATTCACCAATCTTAGATTTGATCTTTTGAGATGCAACTTTAATAGTATTAATGATATCCATTTCATTAACTACTGTAGGATATTTAGCAAAATCATAAATGCAATTGCTATATCCTTCTAGTACTTTAAGATGAGCAATAGCTTCATCGATATTAGCATTATTATGATCAATAATAGAGCAATCTTCTACATTATCGTTATATTGTCGTAATGCTTCAGCTTTATCTTTTAGATTATCAATTCGCACATAATCATCTGCAGTTTTATGCTTAATCGCACGGCAATCTCTTAGATGGCGTTTAAATACAGCAGATAATTCTTCTGGATCTAAAAGAGAAGGATTATGTTTAGCTATATTAGCAATATTTACAATAGTTTGAGTATCATATCTATCAATAGAATCTTCTACGCATTCAATTAGATTACGTTTGTATATATTTTCCATCGCAGAATTCATGATATCTAATTTTTCAGATAATGCAGCTACATTAACTTCTTTATCTTTTGTAGTATCAGTACTAATAGATTCTACAGTAGAAATAAAGTCATCAAATTTAGCAGCTAAAGCTTCATCATTATCCATATTTAGATCTTCTTTATATTTAGCATATAAAGAAGCAATTAATACAAGTTTATTTAACTTATCTTTACTTTTTTCTTCCAATACCTTATTATTAAAGTCAACTAGAATATTGGCGTATTCGGTTAGGTCTGCATTGATAGATTTTAGAGTAAGAATGATATTCTCAATAGAGTCAATATATACATCTAACCCTAAATCGGTATAAATATTCTTCAATAGTAGCTTAAAGCAATCGAGAGCTTTATCGAACTTAAATTGAGCAATATATAGATCTACTTTCTTACTACCTAGATCAATAACTTCTTTAGGATCATCTTCAATGATTGTATTCTTTACAATCTTACCAATATCACTATTAGAAAGAGGATTATATTTAGATAATTCTTCTAAAGTACTTTCAAGTACAGCAGTAAATGCAGTTGGATCACTGGAATTGATTAAGAAGTAATCTTTCATAGCTTCAACTACAGAACCAATTTCATATTTACAACCATTCTTAGTTAATACGTAAAGATATTCTTCAGTTGCAATCTTGAACTTTTGGATATCTCTCATATTGTAGGTATCGATTAGTTTTGCAACTTTAATTGCATTAACTTTAGCATCATCTGCAGTTAATACATTTTCAAGTACAATTTTATCTAAATCAAAACGCTTACTGATCTTTTCATAATTGAAGATGATGCGGTCATAAGTAGCAACTTCACATGCCAACTCAAGAGCCATATTTAAAGTTTCCATTTGAGCGATAGCTGCTTGATCTTCAGATGGAGAATTAGTACCTAAAGCATCTTTAACTCCATTAGCTGCTTTATCAGTTAAGTCTTTAATCTTTTCAGAAGCATCACTTATCTTCTTATTGATTTTATTTTTAAGACGGCCTTTATGGAGAGCCATCTTTCGTTGAAGATATGCTTTGAATTGAGATGCATCTCTTACTTTAGTAATAGACTCCAATACCTTTTGTCGTTCACGATTGACCTCAGCAGGTGGTACATGGTTGTACAACTCAACTAGGAGATCCAACGATTTCATTATTGCCATATCATGATTAGAGTCCACTTCAAGAATATTTTTGAAAAGCATATCTGCTTTATTCATATCATGAGTTTCATAAACCATATCATACAGTCTGGCAAACGAGCCATTAGACTTGTATGATGTATTTAACTCATGTTGCCGTTTACGTATATTCGTTAGCATTGTATTTAAATCTCCTTTTTCACCTATTTATGGTCAGTTATTATTATAAAGTTCCAGTATTATATTGAATACTTTAAATAAATAAACCCAGATATAACTTATCCTGTCAACATAAGTAATAATAAATATTTAGAGATTAAATGGAGGTCTATAATGGAAAAGTGCATCCCATTTATTATACATGAAGCTCCAATAACCGTTGGAGAAACAAAGATTGTTGAAAATATCAACGATAAACCTATTGCACAAGGTATCCTTCAAGATACAGATACTGTAAATCGTAATCGTCGTTCTTATGCTACTAATGATATGAAAGCTCAAATTGCATGTGAACGTACAAGAGAATTAATTAAAAGTGGTAATATGAAGGGTGAAGATGGTCACCCAATGGAATCTAGCGTACAACGTCAATCTACAATCGATCCACGTTTAGTATGCGTTAAATACTTAGACATCTGGATGGAAGGCACTGATGTATTAGCTAAATTCACTGGTACAAATACTGAATATGGCCGTAACTTTAATGAAGATCTCCTAGATGGTGAACTTCCAAGTTTCAGTCTTCGTGCTCTTGGTAATCTTGAGTCTATGGGTGGTAAATCCTATGTAAAGAACTTAAAAGTTATTACTTGGGACCGTGTAATTTACCCATCTCATAAACGTGCATATACTACTAAGCTTCTTAATGAATCTGCTGGTGATCTAGCCAATACAAATGAAATTGTAGTTGAGGAATCTTATGCTGGTCGTATTATTCCTATCAATAACCCTGCAGTTATTAGTTATATCCAATCTGAATCTGCAAATGTAGATATGATTTCCGATGTAATGGAATTCGGTAAACGTAACATGCAAGTTCTTGAAAACGGTAATGTGCAATTATTTGATGAATCTGGTGCTTCCTTGATTATGTCTCCTGAAAAATACATCAAAGATGAAATCATGGAATGGGCTAAGAAACAATATTAATCAAAAAAAAATAAATAC